AACTACAGGTTCTACAAAGAAGAAGAAGTCGGGCGTTAATGCGGCTGGTAATTATACTAAGCCTACTATGCGTAAGTCTCTTGTTGCCTCTGTCAAGGCCAGTGGTAAAGGGGGAAACCCCGGCCAGTGGTCGGCACGTAAAGCTCAAATGGTCGCCAAGCAATACAAAGCAAAAGGTGGAGGATACACATCATGAAGGGCGTAAAGCATTATAAGATTAATGGTGTTGAGTATAAAGGTAGCAATCACAAGATGTCTGATGGCACTTTACATTCTGGAAAAACTCATAGCAAGTCAAGTGTACGTTTGTATCACTATAAAGACTTGAGTAAGAAAGCAAAGGCAAAAGCTGATGGCGTTAAAACCAAGCCAAAAAAGTCTTAAGTCTTGGACGGGTCAAAAATGGAGAACCAAGAGTGGAAAACCTTCTACGCAAGGTCCAAAGGCTACAGGAGAACGTTACCTTCCAGCTAATGCTATTAAAGCTATGGGTGCTGGGGCGTATGCGGCTTCTACAGCTAAGAAGAGAGCGGATACAGCAAAGGGCAAGCAAGTCTCTAAGCAACCTAAAAAAGCGGCTAAGGCTACGAAGCCACACAGGAGAATAAAGTGAGTAAAAACTTAAACGAGAAGCAACAGATGTTTATGCAAGTCTTGTTTGACGAGGCAGGTGGTGACGTAGTGCAAGCTAAGAAGATGGCAGGTTACTCCGACACCACTGCTACTCGCCTTGTTATAGAAGCATTAAAGGATGAAATCTTTGAGGCTACCAAGACGTATATGTCTAGGCTTGGCCCTAAAGCTGCTGTAGCTTACGGTAGTGCGCTGATGGACCCTACACAGCTAGGCGTTAAAGAGAAGATGGTAGCAGCAGGGCAGATACTTGATCGTGCTGGTGTAGTTAAGACTGAGAAGGTTGCTGTAGAAGCAAGCGGTGGTTTGTTTATCTTGCCACCTAAAGAAAGCAGCAATGACTAACTTCTTTGCTAATAACGACTTAGGCTTTTGGATGTTACCTAAGCCTGAAAAGATGAAGAGTTGGGAGCGCATACCAAGGCTAGTCAAGCCTGTACCTTGGGGGTACGAGATAGACACTGATAACGAAGGATGGCTAAACCCTATTGCTAGAGAACTGGAACTATTAGAACTTGCCAAGAAGCATTTAAAGCAGTATAGTTACAGAGAAGTCTCTGCGTGGCTAACTACACAGTCAGGTAGAAGTATATCTCACATGGGTTTAAAGAAAAGAGTAGACATTGAGCGAAAACGTAAAACAGTTGCTAGAATTAAACGTGAGCTTGCCAAAAGGCTCCAAAAAGCCATCTCGCAGTACGAAACGCTTGAAAAAGAAAGGGTCGGCTACTACACCCAAGCCAGCTAAGAAAGTTTCACGTGAAACAAAGCAGAAAGTGCCAGCTACCCCTATTGCAGCGCCTTTTGATGTAGAACAAGCACAAAACATTGTCTTTAAGCCTAATGACGGGCCACAGACAGACTACTTAGCCTCTGCTGAACGAGAAGTACTGTATGGTGGAGCAGCAGGGGGTGGCAAGAGCTACGCTACACTAGCTGACCCTCTACGTAGTCTTAACCATAAAGAGTTTAGTGGCTTACTTGTACGTCACACTACAGAGGAGCTTAGAGAGCTTATACAGAAAAGTCAAGAGTTGTATCCTAAAGCAATTCCCGGCATTAAGTGGTCAGAGCGTAAGTCACAGTGGGTTACACCTAGAGGCGGTCGTATCTGGATGAGTTACCTAGATAAAGACCAAGACGTTATGCGTTACCAAGGACAAGCGTTTAACTATATAGCATTTGATGAGTTAACTCAATGGTCTACCCCGTTTGCGTGGAATTATATGCGCTCACGTTTACGTAGTGCAGCACCAGAACTAGGCTTGTACATGAGAGCCACAACCAATCCCGGTTCTGTGGGACATCAGTGGGTTAAGAAGATGTTTATAGACCCATCTAAGCCTAATACTTCTTTCTGGGCTACGGACATTGAGACAGGGAATAGACTTGAGTACCCTAAAGGACACACTAAGGCAGGCCAACCATTGTTTAAACGTAGGTTTATTCCTGCAAGTTTGTTTGACAATCCGTACCTAGCTGACAGTGGTGATTATGAAACTATGCTTCTGTCTATGCCAGAGCATCAACGCAAACAACTACTAGAGGGTAATTGGGATGTTAATGAGGGCGCAGCTTTTCCAGAGTTCAATAGAAAAATACACGTTGTTGAGCCTTATAGTATTCCTAATAGCTGGACGAAGTTCAGAGCTTGCGATTACGGCTACGGCAGTTGGACAGGTGTTGTGTGGTTTGCTGTTTCTCCCTCAGAGCAGTTGGTAGTCTACAGAGAGATGTATGTAACTAAAGTCACTGCCACTGATCTAGCGGATATGATACTTGAGGCAGAGGCGGGTGATGGCACTATGAGATACGGCGTGTTGGACTCGTCCCTCTGGCATAAAAGAGGTGACACTGGACCTAGTTTGGCAGAGCAAATGATTATGAAGGGCTGTCGCTGGAGACCTTCAGATCGCTCTAAAGGTTCTAGGGTTTCAGGTAAAAATGAGATACACCGCCGTTTGCAGGTGGAGGAGTTTACTGAGGAACCCCAACTCGTATTCTTTTCCACCTGCACCAACTGCATAGCACAACTACCAAGTCTTCCTTTAGATAAACGAAACCCAGAAGACGTTGATACTAATGCAGAAGATCACTTGTACGATGCAATACGCTATGGTATAATGACTAGACCAAGAAGTTCCTTATGGGACTTTAATCCTGCAACACAGAGAAGCGGCTTTCAAGTTGCTGATCCTACATTTGGATATTAAGTATGGACCCTGAAGATTTCACAACTGACTTTGAATCAAACTTAGAGTCTGCTGAGTCAGCACACATTAAAGATGTGTCTACAGAAAGCATGACTGATCCTAAAGCGGGTCACATTATTGACTTGGTTATGAGCAAGTACAAGAAAGCAGAAGACTCACGCTATACAGACGAATTACGTTGGATGAGTGCTTACCGTAACTATAGAGGTATCTACAATAGTGAAGTACAATTCACAGAAGCAGAGAAGTCAAGAGTATTTGTAAAAGTTACTAAGACTAAAACTCTAGCTGCCTACGGTCAGATTGTAGAAGTATTATTTGGCAGTCAGAAGTTCCCTTTAGCTATTGACCCTACTACGTTGCCTGAAGGCGTAGCAGACACGGTACACTTTGATGTCAATCCCAAAGCAGAAGAAGCTGGTGATGCATTAAAAGACGCCTTTGGCACTATGTTTGGGCCTGACACTGCGCTTGAACCCGGCGATACTATGGAGTCTATTAAGGCCCGTCTTGGTGGCTTAGCTAAGAAGCTTGAGCCTGTAGAAGATAAACTTGTAGAAGGTGTAGGCTCTCTACCTAGTAGCATTAACTTTAGTCCTGCTTTGGTTGCAGCTAAGAAGATGCAGAAGAAAATTCATGATCAACTAGAAGAGTCAGGTGCTAACAAACAGCTACGCCTTAGTTCTTTTGAGTTGGCTTTGTTTGGTACAGGTATTATGAAGGGGCCGTTTGCGGTCAACAAAGAGTATCCTAGTTGGAATGATGAGGGTGAGTACCAACCTACAATCAAAACTGTACCTTCTACTAGCCATGTTTCTCTTTGGAACTTCTACCCTGACCCTGACGCAGCTAATATGGATGAGGCTGAGTATATCGTTGAGCGTCATAAACTATCACGCTCTCAAGTACGTGCGCTTAAAGGTCGGCCTTTCTTTCGTGACAACGCCATTGAGAAGTCTCTTAACATGGGTGAGTCCTATGAGAAGAAGTGGTGGGAGCAAGCTATGGAGGATGACGCTCAAGAGTCAAAAGCTGAGCGTTATGAGTTGTTTGAGTTCTGGGGCTTTGTAGATTCTGAAGTACTAAAAGAGCATGACATTGATATTCCTAAAGAACTAAAGGATGCGGAACAGTTAAACGTAAACATTTGGGTTTGTAATCATCAAGTAATCCGTATGGTTATGAATCCGTTTAAACCTGCCCTGATACCTTACTACGCTGTACCCTATGAGCTTAACCCTTATAGCTTTTTTGGTGTAGGTATAGCTGAGAATATGGATGATACTCAGACCCTTATGAATGGGTTCATGCGTATGGCGGTAGACAATGCGGTTATGTCAGGTAACCTTTTGATAGAGATTGATGAGACTAACTTAGTTCCCGGTCAAGACCTATCTCTGTACCCCGGCAAGGTGTTTCGTAGGCAAGGTGGTGCGCCCGGTCAAGCTATCTTTGGCACTAAGTTCCCGAATGTAGCTGGCGAGAACATGCAACTCTTTGATAAGGCACGTGTATTAGCAGACGAGAGTACTGGCTTTCCTAGCTTTGCTCACGGTCAGACAGGAGTGCAAGGTGTTGGACGAACGGCTTCTGGCATTAGTATGCTTATGTCTGCTGCTAATGGCTCTATACGAAATGTAATTAAGAATGTAGATGACTATATGCTTGCTCCTTTGGGTAAGGCGTTCTTTAACTTCAACATGCAGTTTGACTTTGATCCTGAGATTAAGGGTGACTTGGAAGTACGCGCACAGGGTACTGAGAGCTTAATGGCTAACGAAGTGCGTAGCCAACGTTTAACCCAGTTCTTGCAGGTAGTACAAAACCCTGCGTTGGCTCCCTTTGCCAAGATGGACTACATCATTCGTGAGATTGCTATCAGCATGGACCTTGATCCTGACAAGGTTACTAACTCAATGCAGGACGCTGCTATTCAAGCTGAGATATTTAAGCAGTTCGCACAGCCTCTACCAACGCCACCAGAGGGAGGGATTCCTCCTGAAGGGGGTCAACCACCGCAAGGACCATTAGCACCACAGGGGGCCGCTCCTACAGGCCCAGAGGACATGGGAGGCGGTGGAGGCGGTAACATAGGAATTGGTGCTGCTGCTGCACCGGGAGAACAAGGCTTTACAGGGAACGTACAGTAATGAGTTTTGCAAGCATGGGAGCAAAGGCTCTAAAGGAAATCTTTACAGAAGGTGTAGGAGAGACTACACAGGCTTTAGGTAAAGTAAATATTAACAAAGGCCTAGATACTGATTCAAAAAAGGCTTCTAATTTACTTGATAGTGAAGGTGCTATTAAAAAATGGCAAGAAGAAAATATTATTCCTGAAAACAAAAGACAAAAAAATAAAGATTTATCTAAACAAGCAGCAGAGGATTTATATCAAGGTAGTATAACTTCTAAAGAGGCTCGTAATGTCGTATCTGAAGAATTACCTATGACATCTATTTACACTAAAGATACTATGCCACCTGAACCTACATTAACAGAAATTGCAGGATCGTTAGGTAAGAAGGTAATGAAGCATGGCGTTGTTGGAGTTAAAGGATTTGATATTCCTGCAGGTACACGTGTAGGCTCTAGGTTAGATATAAATGCGTATAACAACTATGATAAGTGGGTTGTATCTATTCATGATGGAGCAAATGACTCTAAGGGTTCGGTTCTAGGATATGGTAAAGCAGTAAAGTTAAAAAATGTTAAGTTTGGCTCTGAGTCACAGGATGCTTTAGATATTGCTAGAGGTAAAGCACGTTTAAGGGGTGCAAAGGCTGGTACGGATGCGGAAGAGAAACCTATGGGTAAGTCTACTATTGCTCGTATTTATGGGGATTACGTACCAGAAGACCCTATTAAATTGCGTGAAGAAGCTATGCGTTTATTAGATGATCCTGAGTGGACACAGGTAGGTATGAATCCCTACCGTCAGGGCCAGTTTTATGACAAGGTTACAGGTTCGCCTGTTATGGAAGCTTCAGAGGTAATACAAGTTGGCCCTCTTGCTCTTGCTAAAGGCATAGAAAAACCATCAATAACTCAACTTAAATCTTTAGCAGTTAGAACTAAGGATGGTAAACTAAGAATGTTTAACCAAGGTGGCTTAATGCAAAGGTCAATTAAATGAGCCAACTAAAGAAACTCGTAAACGATAAACCTTTATGGGATGCTTTTGAGGCTGAACTAGAGGAGCGCATTCAAAACAGTTACACGATGTTTTCACAGACGGATGACCCTATAGTTATGAATAGAATGCAGGGTGCAGTACACGCTTTGACTGCACTTAAGCAGCTTAGATTAAAGGTAAACGCTAATGGCTAATCTTGAACGTGAAATAGAAGAATCATTAGGTCTTTATCCTAGATCAAAGTACATTTCTACTGCTGTTCAAGATACGGCTGATTTGTTAGACAAAGAGATAGCAGAAGCAGAGGCTGCAGGTATTAGTCAAGAGCCACCTACAGCGTCTGACATAGCTGATACAGTGATTGACTTTACACCTGTCATTGGTGATATTAAGGGTGCCGTTGAAGGTGCAGAAGTTATCTTTGAAGAGTTAACAAAAGATGATCCTAACTTTCTTCTTATTGGTGTAATAGGTGGTGCGGGTGTAGTTGGTTTAATTCCCGGTGTCGGTGATGCCGCACAAAAGCTTATCATGCAAGGTGCTAGACGTTTTAAAAAGACTGAATTAAATCCAGAGGTTATGGATGTTCTTACTCCAAAAGATCAAGAGACAGTAGAGGCTTTAACTAAGAATACTTTTCCTACTCCTGAAACTGATGGAGAGAAACTAGCAGATGAAGTAGCTGCTATGCTTAGAGAAGGTAAAGCAGGTGACATTACAGAAGAAATGCTTGAGACTGCAGGTAATGACTTTCATACACGATTAACTCAAAATTACATTGACGGTAACGTAGGCATGGACTTACCTATGGATTGGGAAAGCACAATGGCACGTGCTGCTGATCAGGGTATTACTGAGACAAGGTATCATGGTTCTAATGTAAAAGACATACCTTTTTTTAAAGGCGAACTGGTTTCGGAGTACCTGCAAGGGGTAAAAAGACAAACTGGTATGTTTAATACAGATGACCCTTTTAAGGCATTTAGTTATGAAGGAAAGAATGGAGAAACGTATTCTTTACTTATGCGACCCTTGCCAGAGGACACCCCAAGAGTAGATGTAGAAGGTGCAAACTGGTCAAACTTAGATGAGCCATCAATGAGTTATAATAAGAATCAATTATCACCTGACGTAAGACAAGGCCCAAGAATGGATCGTCAGGCACAGCCATTAGATGAGTTTATAAAAACTAATAAAGCTAATTTAACTTCTGATATGTTTATGCGACAAGCAGATACTTTAGGCTATCCCGGCGCGACTATTGAAAATGTAGTTGATAGGGGTCCAAGTACACCTACTGGATTTTCTAAAGAGCAAGGTATAAAAGCAAGGGCTTTAGCTAGAGAGCCGTCTGAAACTCAAGCTAGGACTGACACTACAGGCATACGCTCTGTAGGCGCAAGGTTTGACCCAAGGCTTACTGGGCTAAAGAATATTAACATGGCTGAAGGAGGGCTTACATCAATGGACGAACAAATGGAAATGGCGATGAGCGGGGAAGCTGAGACAGTAGACCCTGTATCAGGTAATGACGTACCACCGGGTTCGCTACCAGAAGAAGTAAGGGATGACATTGATGCCAAGCTATCTGAGGGGGAGTATGTTGTTCCTGCTGATGTTGTACGTTTCTTTGGGGTAAAATACTTTGAAGATTTACGTATGGAAGCAAAAATGGGCTTGCAACAGATGGATGCAGATGGTAGAATAGGCGGTGAACCTGTACCAGCAGAGCAACCACAAGGACAAGAGGACAGCATGGACGTAGCCCAACTAAAAGCTGCACTTTCTGAGTCAGGTATGTACGCTGGCGGTTTAACTGACGGGAATAGCCTTGATGCTTTTATTGATGACGCTTCTCGCAGTCCTATGGTTAATGGACGCATGAGAGCCAACGGTGCTACAGTTAAGATGGCTGTAGGGGGTTTAGCTACAGGTAACTTTGGTGACGTTACTAAGGTAGATGGGATTATTAAAGAGCTAATGACTGCAGCTAACAACAATCCTACTTTGATGGATAAGCTTGCAAGTAAAGGTATTATGGTTAATAAGACAGGGGCAAACCAAACACCTAAACAGATGGAGCAATCTAATAAGCCTAACTCATCTAAAGAGCCTGTGTTAGAGGCAGCAGAGGGTGCGCTTGTAGATTCCAAACTATCTCCTGCTGCGTCTAATCCGTTTGCTTTTGGAGGATACGACACATTAGGCGGTGCATTATTTAAAGCTGGTGGAATAGAGAACCCACAGGAGACACTTGAAAAGACTTTCTTTAATAAGGAAGGTAAGTTAGAACAGATTGTTCTTATTGGTCCTAATGGAGAAGAAATACCTG